GCATGCTGGGGCAGGGTCGAATGTAGGGGTCAGTATAGCCCTGACTTCCTGTCTTTCCTAGGCTCATCAGCCATCCCGTCCAATATCTCGTGGCCATTCTTCACTGTACCGGATGAACGAGAAGGGGGGATTGAGGTTAATTGCCAGGCTAAGCTTTATAGCGGTAGTTCTAATAGAGGCGGACGCTGTTTCGTATCCGCTGTTGTACTGTGGTTGAGGTGATATTTTGAGCCCTGAGACTATGGGTAGTCTTATAGGGGCTATCCTGGCTGGTATTTTAGCAGTCGGGTATAGCGGAGTTAAAGTCTATAAGGCTATGTCGGGGTCGCTTAAGAGGATAAATGATCTAACTGCTGACCTGAAAGCTGATACTGAAGCGTTAGTTTATGACAAAACTGATGCTGAAGGCAACACCGTTCAGGACAAGTTGAATATTCTACTTAAGCAAGCTGACAAGACTAACACTGACCTAGAGATTCTGTCGTCTACTACGGCGGAAATTAAGGGGGTACTAAACCGGCATGATAAAGAGATAGGCCGGTTTAATGACAATATCACCCAGATAAACGACCGTGTGTCTAACACCGAGCGTATGTTGACTTCTAGGTTAGAAGAACATGGCCAGCGTCTGCTGGCTGTGGAGACAAGGAAGGAGGGTTAAATGGGATATGTGTCTGTGGGCCCTAAATACAATGGGCAGGAGGCCTACGCTGCTGAGATTCCAGCTAAGTGGTACCGACTGTTTAAGCGCGTCATGGCCAGGGATAACCCGGATATTAGCGTTATCCTAGTGCAGGCTCTAGGAGGTGCTAAGGCTAGCGCCGGAACTCACTCTGACGGCTGGGCGTTTGACTTCCAGGACTGGCACCTGAGCAGTTCTCAGATCGAGCGGCTTGTGGCTTGTGCCAGACGTTATGGAGGTGTGGCCTGGGCTAGGTACAGGAGCCAGGGCTTCGAGCCCCATATCCACGTGGCCTGTGACTCTGGCGGAAGTTCAGACACAGCTTGCCAGTACCAGGTTGTTGCAGCCCACGCGGGCTACAACGGCCTAGGCTACCGCGGCCGTAAGGCCTCAGACAATCACCCTGCGCCTGCCAGGTGGGTGACTTGTGCACAAGGTATCGGCCTAATGGAGGCCACACTGGCAGGATTCCAATCAAGTACGGAAGGACCAGAGTTGAACAAAGCTGATTTGATTCAGGCTGTACGTGAGGGCGTGGGGGGCCTGAACTGGGGAGACGAGAAGTTCGGGGCTTACCTCGGACGCATGCAGGCTGCTTGCCAGACTGCTGCGTACTATGCTCACCAGGCTGCTACCCAGACTGCGTCTGTCACCAGGCCGGGTGACCCGTCGGCTGATTCTAATGGGCAGGTCGTGATCCGCCAGGAGATCGCTGACGCTAAGACCCGCATTACTGCGGTGCAGGCTCAGATGGAGGAGCTGCGTAACTCTATCTCTGTGCTGGCTGATCTGGTGCGAGGCCTGGCTCCTCGGGATCCCGGAGTCAACGTCTGATAGCCTGAAAGGAGGTGTGGTCCCCTGGTAGATAGTATCAGGGGACTCTCCCCCAATGAAAGACTACTTGAAAAAGAAACCACTATATGACTACAGGTCATACGGTGGGTGGGGGTTACAACGTCCTGAGCACGGTACTCTAGGTCGCTTCGACCCGGCTATGACTAAGCTACTTCCGGATGGCCGTACCTTCGAGCTGAAAATGCAGTTCGACCGTCCAGCATACCTCATGTATATAGAGGCAGGGGCCACACACGAGAAGGCACTGCATAACTCGCTGAGGTGTGGTTCATGGGCGTCCCTGTACAACGTCAAGGGTGAGGGCTACTGGTCTATGTGGGTCAAGAACCCACCCTCCTGGACGACTGAGATGGTAGCTATGCTGTGGCCCGAGGAAGACTCTAGGTGGCCTGAGGGCGAGATCAACTTCATGGAGACCCAGTCTGACAAGACTAAGACTCAGCTGAATCTCCACTGGCCTAGCCCTAAGGACCGCTCTCCGCAGCACTGGCCTCAGGTCATCGACCTCGATACACGCCAGTGGCACAAGTACGGGGTGCGTATTTACCCTGACTGTATACGGTGGTTCGTGGACGACAAGATGGTGAGACACCTCGACACAGAGTTCTCACCCTACCACACCAAGCTGCACTTCGCTGTTCAGTGTGGGGTGAATCAAAACTTCGGGGTGATGTGGCACAAGGACATCGCCTGGGAAGAGAATATGTACATCATCCCTGAGAGAGCCCCAGGGATACTGTAGTTAGGAGACACATGGATATTACTACGCTCGCCACTGTACCGGCTATGCTCGCTATTGTCGAGCTTCTGAAGCGCCTCGGACTTCCGGCCAAAGCCGCTATGCCGGTTACTGTGGTCCTGTCCGTTGCTCTGGGCCTTGCTCAGACTTTCCTTGGAGGTGATCCTGTCTACCAGGCTGCCGCTAAGTACCTGCTGATGGGTCTCGGTGCGTGTGGCCTCTACGATGCAGCTAAGATTGCATCCCCTACCGTGGAGCAGAAGAACGAGTTGAACACCACTGTCCCTCGTCGTGCTGAGGCTCCTGAGGTGACTGCCTGATCTAAGGCATAAAATAACCCCCTACCTAAACAGGTAGGGGGTTATTTGTTTACTAGGGGCATAGGCTACCACCTTTCGTTGAGGAAGTATCCGATGACCAGTCCTAAGGCCAGGGCCAGCATCGTCATAGCAACGCACATGTCCATGATTCTCACCGTGTACCTAGGTGTTTCTTGATGATCCGCTTGATGATCTTCTCAGGTGGCCAGCAGTACAGGCCTGAGACCTGAGCGATCTCTTGACCACACGCCAGCCTTTGTTCCTGGCTAGTGTGGGGGTAGTAGTAACGTAGCTGCGCAGCCATCGCATCCGGGTCGATCACCATAGTGCATCTCCAATCGAGTCGATTTCGTCCATGAGGTTGTCTAGTTCACAGTAGTAGCAATATGCGGCCAGGTAGTCAGGCAGGTCCACACCGTCCCAGGTTACCTTACCTTCAGCAGCATGGTCAATGTCAATCTTGAGGTTGACGAGGATGGCCTCGCTGAGGTCCTCTCCGTACACGTTGAGGACGTGATCGTGAAGCTCAGCAAGGTCGATGCCGTGCTCTGCTACGTACTCGGGGTCTCTCTTGAATCCTAGCATTGGGTTGCCTCCATGTCGTCTAGCAGGTATACCAGCGGTGAGCGTTCAACTCCTGGTATAGCCCTCAGTCTTGTGATTGTCTCTTGCAGTGTCAGGTCCGTAGGTATCGCCCTGAACGCCTCTGACTCTAGCACAGTGGCGTAGTGCTTGTCTAGTACCCACTCGGCCCTGAGCATGAGTGCAGGTACGGGGTCGGTGAGCAGGTCACCTGCCAGGCTGTCGTCGATGCTCTCTCCCTTGTGGGCATAGAGCTCTTCACCACACGGCAGGTACCTGTCTGCGGCCTTCTGGCAGTACTGCACTGCCCAGTAGCGAGGGCATACCCACAGCTCCCACTCCCACATAAAGTCATCTGGCAGCTCATCGTAGCCGTGCTCACTTAGCTTGTCGAGTACCTTGATGTGGCCAGGTGTGGCTGCAACGTCCCACAACTCATCGATAGTGTACATTGTTCACCTCTCCACTACGAGGAAGGTTGCTTCGACTGGAGTGTGCTGGCTGGCATCCCAGTAGATGTCTCCCAGCTCACTGGTGTAGAGATAGCCACACTCAAGGAGTGCTTCAATGCTAGCCCCGTAGAAGTTCTCGACTGTCTCTACCTTGATTGTTCCCTGTGTTTCGATCATGGTACTACCTTAGCACACTCTAGATAGATTGCACAACCTCAGGCTGCCACTCTCCCGGAGTGTCTAGCCCGGTGACGACGAGGTCCTGGGACCCCGACTTAGTTTCTACTTGAATGCTCAATGACTCTGCCTGTCGTGTAATGTACAACGAGTTGTCTGACCAGGCGTGCAGGGCCACACTGCCTGCTAGTGCCGCACCTCCACTGGAGGGCTGGTCCTTGCTCGCCTTGCGTGTGTGGTGCACTATAAGCTGAGCGCATCCTGTGGCCTGGGCTACGGCCTTGATGGGCTGGAGAATCTGGCCATACATAGCCTGTGAGTCATTGATTGACTCGGTGGTCAGCATAGACAGCGTGTCATAGCATACCAGGCCTATGCCCATGGACTCTACTGTCTCGCCTATCTCCTCGGCTAGCTCAGGTGACAGCCCTTGTGTGGGCCTGCCTGCTATGTAGAGGGGTATCTCCCCGTCAGGAGGGTTAAGCTCCAGCACTCCTGATCTGTAGGTTATGTACCCTCGAGGGTCATGGTGGGGGAAACGACACTGTAAGATAGTCTGCACACGAGACCACACACGCGACAGGCTGTCCTCTGCCTCGATGATGAGGCAGGGGGCCTGGTGTGACCTGGCATACCCTAGCACGGGCTGCCCCAGAGACAGGCTAATAGCCATATCGAGCATGATCCAGCTCTTGTAGTGCTTAGGCGGTGCAGCTATGAAGCCACAGCCACCCTCCTCTACCAGGCCGTCTATGCGCCACCGTGGTGGGGGCATGCTGACTAGCTCAGCTATGGGCCTGATCTGTAGAAGAGGTTCTCTAGGTGAATCTTCAACTATCTCTAGTGTAGGCTCAACTTTAGACCCTGCAAGGTCTAGTTTACTAGCTACCCTCTGAACCTCAGCCTTCAGCTTATCTACTGACCCCCATTTATTAAGAGGCGTATGTCTGATCAAGCCAGGGATGAACTCAGGCCCTACCCCGCACTCCAGCATGCTGGCTATAGCAGCATACAGCTGGCTAGACCTGTCACCAAGGGCTTTACTAGCACGTAGCTGGCCTGCTACAGACGCGGAACTACCGTCCAGCGTCCTGTACGCTGCTGAGGCTAGCTCACCAGGAGTCTGTGTGGTCCCATATACGGGACGTCCTACTGTGCAGCCTCGCTTATGCGAGGGGGTACCAGGTACCCTGAGTAGCTGAGTAGCATCCCAACCACCAGGGTCGCACCCTAGCACGTGGCTGACGGCCCTAGACAGGCTGTCCTGGTCAGGCTGAGGTACAGTTTCAGTCAGTCGCCAGATAGCCTGCGTGTGGCCCGGGCTACTAGACCACACAGCGAGTGGGTTAGTACCTTCCGTGTGGCCGTCGTCTACGTCAGACCAGATCAGCGGTCCCGCTTGGAGGTACTCCGCTTTCCTTTCCGGCTTACTGAAAAGACCGGGAGTGAAATATACATCCTGCCCAGCTTCAACGAGATCCCGCACGTAGCGTTTCGCTTCGTCAAGTTGGTCCACAGCCCGAAAGGCTTGACCCGGGTTGAAAGCCTGACCCGGCCACGTGATCCCACAGATGAAAAAATACCCATCACAACCCTCCCAGATTGTCTCGAAGAACCTCATCCTCAACCCTAGCTATCTCTTCCTGGTAGGTATCTGGGGTTACGCACGCCCAATACCCTCCGGCTGACATGATATCAGCCCCAACTCGAATTTGCCACTGGCTCAAAGATGAGCCTGTTTTAAGCTCCAGACCTACGAACCTACCTCTGAAGCAGGCTATGAGGTCTGGTATGCCTTTCTTAGTGTACTGACTGGCGTGGTATTTTACAACCCACCAGCCTCTACCCTCTATGTACTTCTGAACTTGTCTTGAGAACGTGCTCTCTAGCATGCCCAGAGCAGGGCTCAGGTCCCTGCTCCAGACTATGTCAGAGAATGTCGTCGAACTCGCCGAACTCATCCTCTTCGACCTCAGGCTCAGCAGCAGCCTTAGGCTTAGGAGCAAGCTCGGAGAACGGGGCCACACGCGCCACACGGCTACGCAGCTTGCCCTGGTAGCTGTCGTCCTCGAGCTCAACGTTGATGCGAGCACCAACGTACTTGGCCGGGTCGATCTGGACGACTTTGTTGGGCACCTTAGTCCCGGCTGCCTCGATCAATTCGCGAAGCTTCCACAGCTGATTCGGGACGATCTTGCAGTAGTAGGGGTAGCGTCCTGGGCCTGCCACGATAGCGAAGACAAGCATGTCAGTGTTATCGGACTTGGTCTTGGTCATCTCCACCCCAGCGATCTCGGCGTTGTACACGCCGGGTGCCTGGTGGACGGTGCTGAATGACGGTGCCTTGACGTCGGAGAAGTCGATCGAAATCTTAGCCATTGTTGGTCCTTTCCTTTAGTACCTGTCGGATGTAGTCGATTGTAGCAGTAGTAGTGGTGAAGAAGCAAACCGTGATGGTGAACATATCTCGGTTCATGTGGTCATTGTACCGCACCTCGTACTGGCCTACCTGGTGGGCCACAGTGATGGGGTTGGGCACGTCGATGACGGCCAGGTCATGGTGCTCGAAGCGCCATGGCAGGTCATCCATCTGGCCACAGAGGCGTACGAGGGCGTTACTGGCGACCTTTGAAAAATCAATCATGTGTGAGGTACCTTTCAAGCCTTTCCCATGTAGGAGACCCCAGCCAGGGCTTACGGGCTGCAATATCAGCCCTGCACCCTGCCACGATACCCTGTGTGGGCTTGAGCCACATACGATACCCGGTGTTGGTGTCTCTCTTAACTGACTCTGTATAGCCTATCACATCAGCATACATGAGTGCAAACTGTCTGGCCTGGCCTGGAAGAGCCAACGTGACTTCCTTAGTCTGGGCCACATCGGCGTCCTCGGGGGAAGCCTCATCCACATAGGTGACTTTAGCCTGACCTGTTAGTACCACAGGGATATCAAGGCCACGCAAGGTCAAGATGAGGGACTTGATCAGTTCGTTGGCCTGCCCATACTGAGGCAGACTGACGGGCTTAGACACCGTTAGAAGGTCGCCGCGCTTACGCCCAGAGACAAAATTCAACGCAAGCTCATGGGCTACCGTAATACTGTCCAGGGCCACAGCTGTGGGAGGCTTGGCTACGATGGACTGAACCTCTTTGGCCAGGGCCTCCCAGGTGTCTACCTGCGTGGTCTCGGCCTGTACTGCCCGAGTGCCCCCCTCGAGGTCAATAATCTTGACCCCCGGCACCGTAGCTGCGAAAGTTGTCTTGCCTGTCTTAGGCTGCCCATACACTAGTGTGATCATTTGTACCTCTCCATAGGGTCTCTCTTATTGAAGAATTGAAGAAATTGCTCTTCAGTGCCGAACTCTACCCTAGCCGCTGCGAGCTTGCCCATACGGCATAGGTACGAATTACCACACACTGATGGGTTACGGTCCTCTGGCGGCTTAGACCAGTCATACTCACCTACCTGCCTAGCCCACCTTAGTATACTCTTGATTTGCCTTTCGTGTACTTGACTGTTGAACGGTACCAGCAGTCGGGTGAACGCTGGGCAATGTTGACGCTTCAACAACTCAGCATCTTTAGCTATCACGTCACACTCAGCCGAGGTGATCTCCGTCCGATGCTCATGAGCCCAGTCTACCAGAGATCGATAGCAAGTGCTACCTGTGGACCCCTTAGTAATCTTGAGCTTACCTGTCTTGGTCAGCTGGGGCCACACCACACGCTGTGGCTGGATGTAGTCCCAGATCATCCCACCAAGAGGCAGGTCCCAGCCAAGCCGCTCTTTGTTACCCTCCAGCAGCCACAGGTATGCGTGAGACTGGATGTCCAGCTGCCGGTACTCGGCTGTAGGGAGGGTCTGGTGGGTTTTGTGGTCCAGCACCCACAGACGGCCTCCGAGCTCGACTACCTTATCGATCTTACCTCGGTAGTCGTGGTTGCATCCTGGGATACCCCTGCTCAAATCGAGCTCGCACGCCAGCACGTTGAGGGGCTCATCACGGTACCTGTACTCATAGGCGCGGTACACACGGTCAAGGTCGTCATAGATCTCATGTTCTTCCTCCATGAGGTCCTCTGGGCGCTCTGGAGGAGTACCTGTCTCGAGCCACGAGTGGAGATACGTACCCCTATCCAGGGCCGTACCGGGGTGAGGCTTGGCTGAGATCCCCTGGAGGTCATAGTAGGCCTCCAGAGGGCAATTCAGCCAGGCCTTAATCAAGCTTGTCGTTACCTGCATGTCTCCTACTATACCTCTATCTCTGGCCCCCAGCAAGTTCCTATCTCAACATCAGCTACCAGGGGGCAGTCGAAGTGGGGCAGGGGCTCCTCCATGGTCTCCTTGATCATAGCTGCTGTGGTCTCGGCTAGGTCATCGGGCACTAGCACGAGCACGGCATCGTGGATCAGGCCTAGTATATGACTATCTCCCTCTAGGCTAGACCACACACGTGTGGCGGCCCTCAGCATAACGTCACTACCTGTCCCCTGCACCTGGCTATTGACAGCCTGACGCTCCGCCGCAGCTACCTCGTACTCATCGTCGCTGTACAGGCCAGGTAGGTGCCGCCTACGGCCGAACATCGTGGCGCTGTACCCCAGCTGATGTGCCTTGGCCTTAGCCCTACGGTGCCACGGACGTAGCCCTGACCAGTGCTGGAAGAAGGACTCCCTGAAGGACTCAGCCTCATCCAGGTTAATGTCCGTACCGTAGCTTACCTTAGCGAATTGGACAAAACTCTTAGCACTCATCCCGTACAGGAATCCGAAGTTGACAATCTTTGCTTTCCTGCGATCAAAGCTATTGTCTGGGTCAAGCCCAATAGCGCGTGTGGTCTGTGAGTGGATGTCCCCGCCCTGTCTGTACAGCTCGAGCATAGCCTTATCACGCGATACCACAGCGGCTACACGCAGCTCAAGCTGGCTGTAGTCAGCCTCGATGATCTTATAGCCCTCAGGGGCAGCTACCAGACCTCTTATGTAGGGGTCCTTCGGAACTTGCTGGAGGTTAACACCAGCCCCGTCGCAGACCTTGCCTGATGACAGCCTGCCTGTCACCGTACCGTGAAGCTTAAACGAGGTATATAAACGTCCCCTTTCGTCTATTTGCTCTTTATAAGGGGTAATAAAACCGTCTATATTCTTCTTTAAGCGTGACCTTTCCAATAGCGTTTTAGCAATAGGGTGATCCATATATGCAAGTGCCTTTTTAGAAAGGCTAGGAGCACCATTAGGGAATGCTTTAGTTGGCTTTCCGACCTCCTTTTTGGGAATACCCAGATAATCATACAGGAACCACCGCTGAAAGTTAGTAGTACCCCATTTGACCTGCATACCTTCGGGTATTTCCGAAGGTATTTCTGACCGCAATTCAGCGTCTATCTTAGCCAATTCCGAGGTGTATTTACGCTCAGCTATGTCAAGCTTATCTCGGCTAATAGGTATGCCGTAATCCTCAGTCTCAGCTAGCATATTAATAGCCGGGACCACAACCTTACGAAGGAGCTTTTTCTGGTTAGTTGTGAGTTTACCTTTGTTCATCCGATAAAGCTCACGTGTGGCCAGGAGGTCCTTTTTCAGATATGCGGCCATGGCCTCAGGATCAGAGTCATCCCACACACCGTCGTAAGACCAGTCCCCACCCATAAAGTCAGACATGAGAGACTTAAGGCCTAATGGTCTATTCTCATCAACTATATGAGCACCCAGCATAGTGTCTCCAGCTGCCTCGATATGAGCACCGAAACGACGAGCATACACTAGGTCAAATTTGACGTTGTGGCCCACAACTGGTGGTAATTTTCCACACAGTCTCCTAAGCCTGTCTTGCCATGTCTCAGGGTGCTTGGAGGCCATGTGGAAAACTCGAGGTTCATCCTCAGGCTTATCCCCCAGGATGCCCACCATAAGCACGGAGGCGTCTTTAGCTCGGGGGTTAAGTCCTGTAGTCTCGATGTCTAGAAATAGCATTTTGTCAGCTCTTTGGCAAGCTTATGGGCAGTACGTACGTCTGTGGTCGACTTGTACTCTATCTTATCCTCACCGATAGTGAAAGTCGTGGCAGTCCTGAACTTATTCAGTTTCCAGCTAGCGGTCCTCGAACACTCAGTTACCCATGAGCGGTACCCTATGCTCAGGACAAGGAATTCTGCCCACGAGTAGCCTGTGTCGGCACCGGACCACAGCTGCTTACCCCAGTCCGAAAAAAGGTCATCCAAGTTGAATGCGACCACAGCAAGGTTGAACCCCTTAGCTCGAGGTACGTTAGGCTTAGCTGCCTCCCGGATATCCGAACTAATGCCCGTGTAGTCGTGGATGTCTCCATCGACCCATGAGCGGGTCATGACCCCATGACTGTTGTGGGGGTCCACAACAAGCTCGCTAGGTGCGTACCCCAGACCTCGTGCGAAGATTGTAGGGTCCACACCGGGCGTGGCTGTGATGACCAGACGGTCAGACGGATTCACTAGCATAAGTCTCTCCTAGAAGATAGTTGCGTGTATTCAGCATGATCTCTTTCCTGAACTCTGTGGCTTCCTGTAGGGAGGCCCACAGGGAGTCCTCTACGGTGTCCTGGGTCACCATCACAATGACCTTTGGATCAGCCGCTAGGGCTACTCTATCACTCATCTGGCGATAGGTCAACGCCGAGGTAGGTAGCCCGTACCACACCAGCACTTCGGCCTCGCGCATGTCCACAGCAGTAGCAGCAACCTGAGGGTTGACTACCAGCACGCCGTCCTCAGAAGCTTTCCAGGCGTCCAGCACGGCTGTCTTGTCCTTGGTCTTACCGTCCAGCCTGTATGTGTGGTCCAGGTGGCGCTCTATAGCTGTGAGGGAGTCCAGTAGCTCGCTGGCTACCACTATGCGTCCCCTGTAAGCCTCCCTCAGGGCATCAAGGGCCACAAGCTTATGGCCACTATACACTAGCCTGCCCTCACCTGTAGAGAGTCCCTCAGCAAGCCTACGACACCTGGCGAACAGGGCTAGCACGGAGTCAGCTCCTGTTTCGCCTTGAGCCTCTAGGACGTCTAGCTCATCCCTGACCATAGCCTGGTAGATGGCCTTGCGAGACTCGTCTAGGAATACAGGCACAACCTCTTCATCAATAGCCTTAGTGCCAATGGCATCCTCACGGCTAATACTTATGGAGTGTGCTTTAATAAGTGCCTGGTACTCCTCAGTATTTCTAGGCCCTAAATACTTAGGGAATCCCCCAAAATTAGACCATTCCCCGAAATACTCCCTAAACGACTTAGCAGAGGGGAATTCTTCCCTAATAGATGGGTCAGAGAATACCAACTGTGGGTAAATCTCCCCTACCATATTCCGCTTGCCTACAGGTGTGGCGGTAAGGCACACACGGTACCGGGCCGATTTAGCCATACCAACAATACGCCTAGACCGCTTACTAGCAGGTGTCTTGATAAGGTGGGATTCGTCCAGCACGATAGCTGAGGCATGGTATTCGGCACCTTTAAAGAGCCCTTTAGGGTAGCCACGTGAGAACTTATCATAGTTGATTAGCACTATCTTCGGCAGTGCTGTGGCCTCATATGCCCCGTCGTAGACAATATCCGCCTCAGGGCCCCAGTAGTGCTGCTGGAGTTCCCTGACCCACACGTCAATGGCAATTTTAGGACACACCACAACGATGTACCTGACATCACGGTTGTGCATCAGCCACGACAACCAGTCGATTGTGGTCTTGGTCTTACCTGTACGGGTGTCCATGAGCAGCATTCCGTGCTCTTTTTTAGCCAGCCACTTAACCGCGGCCAGCTGATAGTCTCGAGGTTTAGTGACTGGCTCAAACATTAGTTAATTGCTCCTTCAATCATCTTCTTGTACTGGAGTGTGGTCCCAGTACCCATCCTAGCAACCTCCACACCCTCGCGCAAGGCGATAACTGTAGGCACGGACATGATATCGAATTTACGCCCTAGGTCAGGGTTGACCTCAACATCAACGTAATCCCAACCAAGATAAGGGAACTTTTGCACAGCCTTTTCAAAATTAGCCTTAGACTGTGGGCACTGTGAACACCACGGGGCACCAATGAACAATAACTTCAACATTAAACTACTACCACCTTTGTTGAATAGATAGGCGCCTTATAATTGACCGCCTTAAAACCTTTACCTTTGAACTCTAGCACACCTTGCTTAGACGGTATGAACTCTACCTCCCTATCCACCCTAACAGGCTGTAGCATTTCCCACCATACGTCTAGATTCTGGCAATACACATGCGCATTTGCAGTGGTAAATCGCAACTTACCCGGCTTCACGTCGTGTCCACTGGACCTCAATGTATTTACCATCAAGTGAATAAGCATCCACCCCTCAAGCGTATCGTAAGGCATACCACACACAACATCAGTGGACCGGGCGAATATGTCTAGGTTTACCTTGCCCCCTACAATGTTGAAGGCCCAAGTTGTAGTACAGGGAGGCAACCTCATAGAGTCGACCTCATATGGAGCCCATGTGGTCCACACTGCGCGCTTAGTCGTAGGGTGGTCAATGAGGCGCTGCGTGACGTTCACTACCTGGTCATGCATACCACCAGGCCCCGCGTAACGCCACTGGACACCATACATAGGCCCTAGTTCGTCTTCAGCCCACGGGGACCACATACGCTCCACGTCCTCAGTGATCTTAGCACACCTGTCGTCTTGTGTGGCCCCCGACCCTGAAAGCATCCACCGCAGTTCCCTCTGAGCCATGTCCACAGACACCCTGCGCGTCTGGGAGAGCGGGGCATGCGTGAATACCATCGACTGTGACCCATAGCACCAGTAGGGGTAATCCTGACCCTCGGTGACTAGTTCAGCCTCCTGTCTAGACAGGTTGTATATGTTCTGGTCATACTCACACAGCACGGCGATAAGCCTCCGATGCGCACTTAACAATTACGTAACCCGGTTCTTTAACCCATGAGCTACCATGTTTAGCCCAGTAGGTAAAGTCTCTAACCGCCTTATTGAAATTCTTAGCCAGGGTGTAATTAGTCACCCCATAAGAGACATCTGGACTTACATTATAGCCCATTCCGAGGTACTTATGAAAGGTCTCAAGAATAAACATACAGGCCTTTTTAGTAAGGTGCCTAAACCGTATATTACCCCAATTAAGGGTCTCCATACATTGAGGGTACCAGTCACCGAAATTAAGGTCATTATAGTGCCTTGCACCGTACTCGGGACGAGATCTAATGACTTCAACACCAGAATTACGCAGTACGGTTATACCCTGTTTATGCTCTCGCCAGTCTGGTGTTTTCAGAGCTGGATCGAGCCACGGTCTGTCATACTCCAGAGACCCCCTGAACCCCGCCAGAAGCAGCGCTCTAGCGCAAGGTGCACAAGGCTCATAGGTCATAGCTATATGCCCCTCCCTAAGATTGTAGGGCAGCTCCATAAGCTGTTGGGAGGCCCACACCTCCGCGTGGATGTACTCAAGGCACTGCCCGTCAGGTGCGATGTCGTGGCATTTAGGGCCAAGCTCGACGTTATGCGTGGGTATCTGGTAATCCCCAGAGGTGTTTACGAAATAGCAACCTACCTTGCATTCAGGGTGGGAGGATTGCTGGGCAATCTCATAGGCTAGCTCAATCTCACTGATCACTATAGCTCCTAACAATAACCTTGTCGAATTGGGGGAAAGTCTTCAGAATAGCTTCACAAGTAGGGCATACGTAGTTAATAACGTACGCAATACCAGGACGTGACCCCCCAACCTCATTTAGCAGCCTCATTACTGGGTGGATATAAGCCCCTCCGGGCTTAGGGTAGTACTTACCCGGCACCCACCAGTTACCATCAGGGCTAGAGAAGACCACAGACGACATACAGCCTCGCTCAGGTTTGATGCTCTGGATCATCCGAGGCATATCCTCGAACTCATACATCAGAATTCACTCCAATCACCGAACTCGTCCTTGTGGCCGTACTTAGCCTCATACTTGAATCCCAACCACACACCGGCGATGGCCATCAGGATGAGGGCCACATACCACAGACCGTAGAAGATCGTCCACGTGATCAACACCCCAATACCGAGAGCAGCAGCAACAGCAGCGATGATACCGGCCATGTAGGCGATGAACTTAAGCATTGTTTTGAACCTTTCGTGTTGTTTTCTTGATGTCTTTAGCTTAGCACACTCTGTGGGGCTGTGCAACCCCTGACCCTAAACTGTTAACCTTAGTTAACCCACCCCGACTCATGTAGGATCAACTCGACCTCTGACGGGTCAATCAGGTCATCACGCATGCGTGCAGTGAGGTACGCGATAGCGAACAGTGGGGGCTCACACATCATGGCCTTAGCGATACCCTCCAGGCCCTTACCGTAGCTGCGCACACGAGACAATACACGTCCCCATGAGGCCTTGCTGCCAATAGTGAGCTTCTTACAGAGCTGGCCTGCCTCAGCAGACACCCCAATAGCGAATGTCCACGGTGAGTAAGCTATAGCTGCCCACCACTCCAAGGCGTCTCTGAGTTCGTCAGGGTGCTCTGACCTTAATGCTGCCCCAAGTGCCTCAGTAAGGCCTGCCAAATCAGTCTCAAATTGCGTGGTCATATACAATGTGGTGTGGATGTATTGCCTTGAAACATTCATTTTGAGGCCTTTCTGGTTGTTTTGATGTGACCTAGCTTAGCACTTTATTAGGGCTATTTCAACCCCATTTAGGGGTAATTTCAGCGATTATTCTCGAGCCATTCCTCAGCCTTTTCCACAAGCTGACCATAGGTCAGGGTGTAGTCCTCATCATAGAGGTCGATCAGGTAGCTGATCAGGGTCCACACAGGGCTGCCCTCGATGACCTCAGCGGTCTCAGGCAGGACCAGGACCTCACCGAACTCCTCGTCGAGGGGGGTGTCCTCGGACTGCGGGCCCTCCACACGTACCAGCACGGGGACAGAGGCCTCGACTGAGTGTGTAGCCCAATATGCAGCCAGCTCCGCGATGCTCTCGCACCCACTCACGCCACGCCTGATCTTCGACTCATCATGGTCCATGGGCCAGCTGTACTGAGTCTCAGGGTCGAGCAGGTACTCAACGCCCCGGTTCTTGTCCTGGATGCGGTACGCGATCATCCGTGTGGTCCTTCCTGGGTTGTTTTGACGTGTCTAGACTAGCACACCTCCCCGCGATGTGCAACCCCTCAGTTTCTCGAATCTGAGGGCCTAGCAGACCTGAGGGGGTACAAGACTACCGGGGGAGGTCTGCTAGGCCGTCTAATCTTAAATGCAGTAGCTTCTAGGGGTACCTGGGAACTTAATCTGCTGGATCCAGTAGCCCTTGGAGTTCTGGATCAGCCCCTTAGCCCTCATCTGGTCAGGTGTCAGGCAGTGGCGGTCCACACCGTGGGTGCCTGCCCGGTGCATGTCCCCGGCACGGGTACCTCCGAACGTCTCATGGCACTCGGAGCAGTGCTCAGGCTTGTGGCCGATGATGATTTTCTCGCAGCCTCTGCATGTCCAAGTCATGGTAACTACCCTAGCACCACCCAGACACACCGGTCAAGTCCCTCCCTGTGGTTCCCTCCCCCCTTAACCCCCCACCCTCCCCGCGTGCGCTACACGCCCGCTCGCGCGCATTATGCGCCCCCGCGTCGTAGCGCGTACGTAGCGCGCATGTAGCGCGGGCGCGTAGCACGCGGGCGTAGCGCTACGCGTACGTGTACGCGCGCGCGTACGAGGCCGGCGGCCCCTTCCCCGCCTTCCCCCCAAACCCCCCTATCCACCCTAACCCCTGAGGGTCTCTCTCTGGCGTTTACGCCTGAGAGAGAGACCCTCAGGGGGAGTTAGTTATATATATATTTCTCTCTTTAGAGGGGGTATGGGGGAGACCTTTCTCTCTTTGCTGGTGTGTGGCCTCGGGGAGGCTTCCTCGGTCGGGCCGTCTCGCGGCCCTCCCCGCACGGGGCTCTGGGCCTCCCGGGGCCCCAGGCGTAAACGCCGGGCCCCGGGGCCCAGCCCCGTGCCAGGGCACGACGGGGACGATGGGGGAGGAAGCTGATCTGATGAGCTGGGGCTCGCCGTCTCGCGGCTCGCCAGGGGGTGTGTGGTCTAGTACTTGGGGGCAGTGGAGGCTGGGATGCCCCTGGGAGGCCTGAGGTTGGATTCTGAGGGCCTAGCAGGGTCAGGGTGGCACTGGAGTACCCCCAGACGATTTGAGGCCGTCTAAGGCGGGATGCAGCGACTCTCAGGGCGTGTTGCGGGGTGACGTGGAGTGTGCTACCATGAGGGCATGGAGTTTCCACGAGAGATTGTTAAGCGAGTTGTCGAGATTCCGGGGTGGGGTGATGCACCCGCACTACCGAGCGAGCAGAAGCTGGAGGAGGCTGGCATGGTCCACGAGGACTTAAGCAAGACCACACGCCTGAGGTACCGGGCGCAGCTTGCGAACTATCCGGTGGAGTCGTACGAGGCTAGGGCGATCCAGCAGGCGGTGCCGACGTACGGCACACGTGTGGTCCAGCTGGAGAGTGTGATCGAGCTTGGGGTGATCTGGGTGAAGGTGACCGTGGCATGGTGACGGCGTGTCGAGTTGACATGGTAGGGGGTACCTGCTAGGGTGTATACCAGGGTAGAAGATATACCCTGGGTACTGGTTTGGAGTACCCCCTGGATTGGAACCCTAGGGGGTACTCGGGTAAGGTACCCCAGGGGGTGCAGGAATAGCCCCCTGGGGTATACCCCGGTAAGTACCCCCTAGGTAACCCGGATAGGTCTTGTAAGATGCCGTATTCAGCCCCCGAGCGATGCTGGTGCGGAGAGCTAGGTTTGCCAGGCACAGCGTCGTGCCTGGCCCACACACCGACAAAGTCTGGTTGGGAATTGCGACCAACTGCTTGGAAGAATGTCGATGGAAAGACTTATCGTAAATGGAAGAAACTTCGAAATAGATTTATTAAAGAGAATCCTTTCTGTAATTTGTGCGGAATGATTGCAACAGAAGTTGATCATATTGATGGAATTAAAGCAATTGAGAATGAATTAACAATTCTAGACGAAAATCGATTGCAATCATTATGTCATGAATGTCATTCCAAGAAAACAAGGGAAGCGTCGAGAAAATCACGAAATTCAATTAAAAAGCTGCGCCGGGGTAACTCTCCGTGAAATACAGGTTAGTTGATCGTTAAAGTGAACAGTGTTCACTGTTTGGGAAGAAGGTGTTATTTTGACCGAAGAAGAGCGTTTTAGTGAGATTCCTCCGGGAATCGCCAATAATGAGGTTCTTCGAGGTGTGTGGTCCGAGCTTGTGGGTATGATGCCCAAGGAAGTCCTCGATAACCTCGATGAAATGGATGGCCTGTTTATCGAGGCTATGTGTAGGCATTATGCTATTGCACGAAAAGCATCGAATGAGGTTATTTCAGCTGATTCGGTACTGGTCACAGATAACCCCAATCACCGCATGCAAAAGCATCCTGCGGAGGTTATTTTCCGGTCACAATCTCAGGCATTTCTTGCTTATATGAAAGAGGCCGGGTGGACGCCTAAAGCAAGGAATTCGGGTAAGAATAAAGACACTGATAACCCATTCCTTATGTGAATACAACACAATGAATAATGTAATTCCTAATGAAATTAAAGAGTATTTAATTAGCAGGAATCTAGACATACCTGAAAGGGGACCACACCTCAAGTGCCCCGATCCTGGTGGTGTGGTCCACGGTATGCAAGTGCGATTTAACCCGAAGAGCGTAGATCATGCTCTTCGGGTTATTTCTGCTTTAAGACATACTAAAGGTAGGTGGGCGGGTAAGCCCCTTAAGCTAACTAATGTACAGATAGCCTACATTGTGGCCCCGCTGTTTGGATGGCAGGTGTATGACGATTCTTTAGGGCGATGGCTGAGGTTGTATAGGGATGCCTATATTGAAATGCCGCGTAAAGGAGCTAAGTCCACACTGGCTAGTGCACTAGCTATGGTGCTCGCGTTCGGTGATCACGAGGGTGGTGCTGAGGTTATTATCGGTGCAGCCTCACGAGACCAGGCTGGGGCATGTTTCACGCCGCTTAAGCAGCTTGTCGACAACTCGCCATTGCTTAAGCAGGCGGGTATCAGGTCATTGCATAACTCGATCAAGCAGGATAGGACAAGCTCTGTAATCAAGGTTGTCTCTAGCAAGGGCGACCTGGCGCACGGCGCCAACCTCCACGGGGCTATTTGTGACGAGCTGCACGTGCATAAGTCTCTGTCCCTGCTGGAGGCTATGGAGACAGGTACTGGTGCTCGTGAGCAGCCTCTGACGATGGTGATCACCACAGCTGATGACGGCAGTGTGGGCACGCCCTACGACCAGCGCAGAGAGCTAGTAGACAACATATGTAAGGGGGTTGTAGAAGCCCCTCGCTCATTCTGCGTGGTGTGGTCTGCATCACCTGAGGATGACCCCTGGTCAGAAGAGACGTGGGCTAAGGCTAATCCCTTATACCCCGTAACTCCATCCCGGGCATTCATGCAGTCTGCTGCTGATAAGGCTAAGACTGACCCTGTGGCTAAGGCCAGCTTCCTGAGACTACATCTAGGCATCAGAGGTAGGCTGGACGAGTCGTGGATCAGCAGGGCTGACTGGATGAAGGGGGCTGTGGCCCAGCTGGACATTGAGGGTAGACAGTGCTATGGCGGCCTGGACCTTGCAGCGGTATCTGACCTCACGGCACTGGTGTGGTTGTTTCCAGCAGAGGACGGCACATACCAGATGCTGCCTCGCTTCTTCTTACCTGAGGCTGCGCTGGCTGAGCTTGACAGGGCCACATACCGTAATGCGTCGGTGTGGGCTAATAGGGGGCTAATTAAGCTTACTCCTGGTAATGTCACTGATTATGACTTTGTTAAAGCTCAGATTGATGAGGACGCTAAGCATTATGATATTCAGTGCATAGGGTTTGACCCGTGGAATGCTACACAGGTATCTAATGATCTTCAGGCTGATGGCTATAGGCTTGAAAAAGTCCGTCAGGGTTTCGTCTCTATGTCTGGCCCTATGAAAGAGATTCAGAGACTGGTTATGCAGGGGGGTGCTATTAAACATGATGGCAATCCCTTGATGGCATGGCAAATAGATAATATTCGCCCAGCCATGGATCCCGCTGGTAATATTAAACCTGCTAAGCAGAAGAAGCGGGATAAGATAGATGGCGTTGCTGCGCTAGTCACAGCTATGAACGTGTGGCAATTCCATAAAACAAAAGTCTCGGCTTACGGCGTGTCGGGGCTAGAATCTATTTGAAATGTGTTATACTGTTTACAGGATTGAATTGGAGGTGTAATAGTGGGTTTCTGGTCTGGTATCTTTAACCGACTTCAGGGTATTACCACATATGAGCCTCGGCAGTATAAGGTCGGCCCTACTGAATTGGTCGACCTTTCTGGTGTTTCAGCCGCTAAGCTATTCAAGACTCAACCACATCTACGGACTGTGGTTACCTTCCTCGCCAGGAATATCGCTCATCTAGGCGTACATTCTTATGTTAAGCAGGGCGATGGGGGTAGGCTGAGGGATACCTCGTCCCCTGTTGGCGGGTTTCTCTCTGGCGCCAAAGCTAATGAGAGCATGACTCTGTATCAGCTGATCTATGCTCTCGTTGTGGATAAGGCCCTTTATGATAGGGCCTACTGGTGGCCAGTAGTGAACCAGAACGGTAACTGGGAAGTCTACCGCCTGCCCCCTAGCTGGGTTCAAACTAAGTCTGACAATTTCGGTAAGGTTACTCATGAGGTCAGCTTCGAGTCTGACAAGAAGCTAGTCCTGGATGCTAGTCGTGTGGTCTACTTCGGTGGCTATCACCCAACTGATCCCGGAGGGTGCAGCGCTACGATTGTCAGCCTGAAAGAGGTCCTGGCTGAGCAGATTCAAGCTAGCAAATACAGGCAGCAGTTGTGGGCTCGCGGGGGTAAAGTCTCTGCTGTGCTTCAGCGACCTGTTGACGCACCCCGCTGGACTGATGCCCAGCGCGAGACTTTCCGTGAAGACTGGTATGAGAAATATACCGGTTCAGGTAAGCGAGCTGGGGGCACGCCCATTCTTGAAGATGGGATGACTCTTAACCGTGTGGACTTCAGTGCTACTGATCAGCAGTACATTGAGGGCGTTAAGCTTGCTTATAGCACGGTAGCTAATGCTTTCCATGTTAACCCCACAATGGTCGGTATTCTCGATAATGCTAATTACAGTAATGTTCGGGAATTCCGTAAAATGCTTTATGGTGATACTCTAGGTCCGCTTATTGCGGAAATAGAATCTACTCTTAATGCATTCCTTATTCCTATTATGGGTGGGGCTAAAGGGTCTTACATTGAATTCAATGTAGCTGAGAAACTCCAGGCTGACTTTGAGCAGCAAGCACAGTGGTTCCAGTCAGCTGTGGGCTCGGCGTACATGACTCGTAATGAAGCTCGGGCCAGACTTAATCTCCCTGCTATCGATGGGGGTGATGATCTGATCACACCGCTGAATGTGAGTGTGGACCCTGGAGGGTATTCTCAGAACTCAGGCGAGGTAAGGGTTAAGTCACGAGGGCTGCGTGTTGACCGTCGGTCGTGGGTTAAGAGGTACACGACGGTGCTTGAGGCTCATGCCCGTAAGAGGTTGTATAAGTCAGGGCGGTTGAAGGTTAAAGCTTCAGCTGACGAGTCGTTAGCTGAGGACCTGCTTGATCTTGATCTGGGGCTGACCAGTGAGGTAGGCAACAAGCTACTCGAGGGGCGTGCCGAGGACTATGACAAAGGATCTACTCGGCCCTACCTGAAGAAGCGAGCTAAGCGTATCTCTCAGGGTATCGTGGATAGCCTGGAGGACCTAGAGGACGAGCAAGCTGAGTGGGAAGAGGCTATGGAGGGCGATGATCCTCCGGACACTGTCGAGCCTGTAGAACACTGGCTGAAAGAAGCGGCTCTAGGCATGGCAGGGTCGATGGTCACGTGGGCTATGGGCTGGGCCACACAGGAGGCTGGTAGGCAGTCTGGTGCGGCTACCAAGACCTGGCATACGGGACCTAATGCTAGGGACTCACACGCTGCTATGGACGGCGAGCGTGTGGGCCTGGATGAGGAATTCTCTAACGGCATGAAGTACCCTGGTGATGATGATGACCCTGCTGAGGTAGCTCACTGTAATTGCACGACTAGCATAGATTGGAGTTAACCATAAAGACTAAGTCGTTTAAGGTTAAAGCAGAAGAGTCCGAGGAATCAGGTCAAGGCTATTTCGTAGGGTACGCCTCGGTATTCGGCAATGTGGACTCTTATGGTGAGGTCATGGAGAAAGGGGCTTTCTCTGACACCCTGAAAGAATGGGAAGGCAGGAAGATCCCTGTCTTCTATGGTCATGACCTCACTGACCCTATGAATAACATCGGGTATGTTGAGTCAGCTGAGGAAGATGACACCGGCCTGCTTGTCAGGTGTGTGGTCGATACCGAGGGTCCAGGTAATGGCCCAATCGTTTATAAGCTTTTGAAGGAAGGCCGAATTGACCGTATGTCTTTCGGCTTCTACGTTAATGACGCAGACCACAAAGGCGGCGTGACTTATATTAAGAAAGTCTCGCTGCTTGAGGTGTCTGTGGTCCCCGCTCCGGCTAATCCCGAGGCGGCTATCAATGAAGTTAAGTCATCTAAGAAAGATTCGGGTATGACTCCGGAAGACATTGAGAAGTTGATCGTGGAGCCCATCATTAAGCACATGGATGAGGCTTTCGAAAAGTATTGTGGTGATGAGGAAGAGCCTGAGGCTGATAAGCCAGCGGATGAGAAGCCAGCAGACAAGCCTGCTGATGATCAGGCTAAGTCTATCCTCGCTGAGATTAAGGGGTTGTTTGCGTGAGCGGGATTGAGGCACTGAAAGTTAAGGCTGCTGAGATCAAGGGGCGGCTGAAGGCCGTTGAAGAGTCCGGTGTTGTGGGTAAAGACACCGAGTCTCTGGTGGAAGAGTACAAGGCCACTGTGGCTAAGATCAAGTCCTTCGAGGGTAACGGGGACGCTATCAATGAACTGAAAGGAAATTCTGTGGCAGTTGAGCGCGAGGCCAAATCTCTGGGCGCCCACTTCGTTAAGCATTTTGGTCCTGAGCTTGCTCGGGTTAAGGGCCGTGACAATTTCTCGGTGAATGGCCCTGAGTTCAAGGGAGCTGAGGATTGGCACCTGACCTGGGACAGCCTGCTCGGCTTCGATGCCGATTACGACAAGGCTGCCCACTTCGCTCAGCCTCCGCTGTACGTCGGTGACTTGTTTGCTCAGGGTAACACCGACAGTGCTGCTGTGGCCTGGCTTGAGGACAGCGCTGTTGAGGGTGACGCCGGCCCGACTGCGCAGGGCGCTAAGAAGAACAACATTCACTTCGTTAACCCTAAGACGAATATTGAGGCGCTGAAAAAGATCACCGGCATCCTGGCCTTCTCTGACGAGATGCTTGAGGATCACGCGTGGCTGGCCTCCCACATTAACCAGCGTGGCGTGTACCGTATCGCTGTTGCTGAAGAGAACCAGATTCTGAATGGTTCCGGCCAGCAGGGCCAGCTTCAGGGTGTCCTGACCAAGAGCGGTATCCTGGCCCGTGAGGTTGAGAAGACTGCCACCACTGCTGAGTTTGGTGAGGCAATTCTGGGTGGCGCTATGGACGTCCTCCAGGAGAGCGGCTTCCCGGCTGACGCTATCGTGATCAACCCCCAGGACTATGCGGCTCAGCGTCTGGCTAAGGACAGCAACGGCCAGTACTTCGGTGGTGGCGCGTTCACTGGTGCGTATGGCAACGGCCAGGTGCAGATTGTGCCTAGCCTGTGGGGCCTGAACACCGTTATCTCCCCGCGTATCGCTGCTGGCACTGCTCTGGTGGGTGCGTTCAAGGCCGGCGGTATGCTTGTCCGTAAGGGCGGTGTCAGGATTGAGGCCACGAATTCTCATGCTGACCTGTTTGTGTCTGACGTGACTGTGGTCCGTATGGAGATCCGTGAGCTGCTGACCGTGACTCAGCCGAAAGCTTTCTGCAAGGTTTCTCGCAAGGCCTGATCGTGGATCTTATTGGGGCTGATACTCTGGAAGCCCTAAGTAAGGGGGTCATCAAAAAGGATGACCCCCTTACCCCTATTCTTATTAGGCAGGCTTCCGGACTTATTAGGGAATTCTGCGAATGGCATATCTACCCTCTTATTACTGAGACTAAGCGGGTAGATCATAAGGGTGGACGCTTTATTAAGCTGCCCACACTGATGCTTCAGGATGAGCCTACGGTCGAGTACCTAGGTCACGAGCGTGTGGTCCAGGAATGGTCTGAAGCTGGTATGTGTAGGCTGAGCGATCCGCTGCCTGCTGCTATGGGGGCTATCCAGGCTACAATGACTCATGGTTATAGTGAACTGCCTGCTACTGTGGAGGTAGTTATGGCGTCTATTATTGTAGCTTCTAGGACTGCTCCGGTGGGTATCAATCAAGCTGCCGTGGGCTCAGTATCGAGTACGTTTGAAGTTCCTGGTGGGGGTATTCGATTGAGCGCTTATGCTAAGCGGGCACTTGATGGTTTTAGGCTGGTGTACCGTCCTTGAGCTTTCCCTTTCTAACTAATGGTTATATCTGGGTGGCTCGACTTCAGGACAAGTACGATGACCGGGGTAATCTGATTCAAGATCAGGTTGCTAAGGAGTTCACTATCCAGGGCTGCTCTATTCAGCAGCCTAGTGCTGCTGAGCTGTCTGGTGATAGGCAGGGTGACGGTCAGTGGACGTACACGGTGTACGCGCCACTGACTGCATCCGTGCAGGCTAAGGACCTGGTCATCCTCAGCTGGGACCACAAAGGTACGCCGGGAGAATGGTTCAACAAGACCACACCTGTGTACCGTGTGTCCGGAGTTCCTGGTGTGTGGTCTTATGATTACCTAGGCCTTAGTCACCAGGTGATTAAGCTTGTGGCGGTGGACTGATGCTTGAGCGACTTGAATTCCACGATGAGGGATTCCAGGCTATGCTTAAGTCAGATGAGGTTGCCTCAGTCCTGAACGATATGGCCCAGAAGATATGTGACCAGGCTAATGACAATGCTGGCCGTGATGACGCGTTTGAGTGGTCGGGCTATGTGGGTCAGACTCGAGCTAGGGCTACGGTGAGGCCGGCTAGCTTTTATGGGGCTAAGTCAGAGGCTGACAACAAGACATTGACTAGCGCGTTTGGGAGTTATACTCATGGGTAAGTATGTAGCTGAGTTCCCTGACGCTGAGGCTGCCTGCATTATGGGCTTGAGGGCTCATCTACAGGGGGTGCCTGTAAGGCAGCAGGCAGACAAGCTAGGAACTCGACAGTGTGTGGTCAAGCTGACTAGCTCGGGTACTCGTCTTGATCCCCGCAGGGTTAGGGTGCAGTTGACTGTAACGTGCTGGGGTAAGGACAACACCGATAGCACAGAAGCATTTAACCTCGCAGCTAAATGTCTTAACTGGGTTGAAGAGAGACCCTATTATGGGCATATGGGTAAATACCCTTGCCATAAAGTAGATATAGTTTCTTACCCTTATTATGATCCTGACAGTAGCCAGTCATCTGGCGGTTCAGGGATCGCTCGATATTCTTTTACGTTCCGTATGATTCTAGCAGGAGTGAACTAAATGGCTGTAAATAACCGTAATGTGCTGGCAGGCCGTCCGGATCAGGCAGTGACTGGAGCTATCCTGTCCACTACTACTCTGGTGACTACTCTTCCCAGTGATCTGTATAATCTCGATCTCAATACTCTTAAGATGACGGACTCGGGCTATGTTAGTGATGCTGGCCTGACTCTGTCGGTTAAGCGTTCAACTAACGACATCAAAGACTGGTCTCAGTCTGTTGTTAAGAAGATCCTGAGTGAGTTCTCGGGCTCCATTAAGTGGTCTCACCTTGAGGTATCTGAGGGCTCGGCGAAGAACTTCTTCGGTGAGAACAACGTCACTGTTACCCCGAAGACGACTTCGCAGGGTACTCGCCTGTTGATGAAGCTACGTGCTGATGAGCTGCCTCACAAGACCTGGTGCTTCCGCATGAAGGATGGCGACGCTAAGATCATCATCTGGGTGCCTGATGGTCAGATCACTGAGGCTGATGACATTACGTTCGCTGCTAGTGACGCTATCAAGTTGCCTGTGACTCTGACTTGCTACCCGGATGCTCAGGGTAACTCGCTGTACATCGCCACTGATGACGGGGTGACTGGGGCGTGAGCAAGGTCTTTCAGCTTGACGGCCCTAAGGCTACGGACAATTTTAAGTTCCGTATGCCAGGGTCTAAAGTCACTCATGAGCTGCCCTCGCTTCAGAAACTCCCTGTGGGTATTCGGAAGCGCATGGGTGATCTGGCCGGGGCTATTCAGGCTCAGCAGGAGCGCGGTAAGAAGCCCACAAGCAAGCAGACTTCCGAGTTGCTTGATTTCCAGCTTGACCTGCTTGAGCACTACGTCCCGGGTATCACGGATAAGCTCGACGACGATATGTTTATGGCGCTGATGGAGGCGTGGAAAGAGCACTCTGAAATCAGCATGGGGGAATAATAGGGCTAGTGGGGGTGTGGCATAATCACCCACTAGCCCTAGAGCGTGAGCTCATTGGGCTAGGTTTGAGGTCCCGCCAGATAGGTTCGGAGGAGCTTACCTGGCGGGACCTTCAGGCTATAGTCAGCCATGCTGAGCCAGGAGGGCCGCTGGCTAAGGATCTAGGCTACGTGTGGACCACAGACGGCTACATGCTAGCTAACATTTACGACGTCCTTGCTGGGGCCAACTGGCAGCGTGCTGGCAAGTCTAGTGAGCCTCCACCTAAGCCTATTCGAAGGCCAAATGAGATTAGGGATGATGAGCGTGCTTTCGGGTATGACCCCATCCCTCTAAGTGAATTCAATGATTGGTGGGATGCCTAATGGCTTCTGTTGAGCTAGCTACAGGTTACTATCAGCTAGTGCCTTCGATGAAAGGCAATAAAGAAGCTATTGTTGGAGAGATTACTGGTGCTGTAAACGAGGGGTCCGATAAGGCTGGCAAAGAAGGTGGAGCTAGGCTATCCACTAGGCTAGCCGAGGGGCTTAAAGGTAGCTCTCTTGCAGCCCTCGGTGCAGGTGTGGCCGCGGGTATTGGCGCTGCCCTCTACAAAGTTGGTGAGACTTTCGATGAGGTCACTGACACTATCCGCACGGGTACTGGTGCTACGGGCGAGGCTCTCGATGGACTAGTCGATGTTGCTAAGCGTGTGGGCTCTACTACGCCAGCTGAGTTCAGCAAGATTGCCCCTGTGGTTGCTGACCTGAATACTAGGCTGGGCTTGACTGGCGAGGACCTCGAGACTGTGGCTAAGCAGGTTCTTGAGGCTGGTCGGTTGCTGGGTCAGGACGTTGACATCAGCAAGACCACAGCAGCATTCAGCGCTTTTGGGCTTGAGGCTAAGCAGATACCTGGAGCTATGGATGACTTGTTCAGGGTCAGCCAGGCTACTGGTTTAGGCTTCAATGATCTAGCCCAGAAAACCGCTCAGGCTGCGCCTACAATGAAGGCTCTTGGATTTGGGTTCCAAGATACAGCGGCTATGATCGGTGCCTTCGACAAGGCCGGGCTTAACTCAAGCCAGATCATGACCTCTATGACTAAGGGTCTCACTACTCTGGCTAAGTCCGGTGAGGAGCCCAAGGAAGCCTTCAAGCGAGTTACTGGCGAGATCGGTAGCTATATCCAGTCAGGAAATGAAGCTGCTGCTCTTAAATTAGCTAGTAAGCTGTTTGGTACTAAGGGTGCTACTCAGTTTGTGGAGGCACTAAAGCAGGGCAAGATCGGCGCTGAGGACATGATGAAGTCCATCGGCGCTACTGATGACACTATTCTCGGTGTGGCCGGTGAGACTTCTGACTTCGCTGAGAAGTGGCAGATAGTTCAGAATAACGCACAGCTCGCCTTGGAGCCACTGGGCTCAGCGGTGTTCAGCACCCTGGCTGATGTCTTGTCAGCTATGGCGCCTACTCTCCAGGATATTGGTAACTGGCTGAAAGAGAACACGTGGGCTTTCGGAGCTCTGGGTGCAGCTATTGCTGGTATCTTGATCCCTGCCTTCGTTACATGGGTGGCAGGTATCTGGGCATCCACGGCAGCTCTTCTTGCCAGCCCTATCACGTGGATTGTGGTTGGTATAGCCGCTCTTGCTGCCGGACTTGTCCTCCTGATTGCTAACTGGCAGGCTGTGTCGGATTTCATCGGTGGTGTGTGGAACGCTACTGTGGAAGGAGCTGGGCACCTGTGGGAAGACTTCGTCAGAGGCCTGACGGAGTTCGCTACCGGTATTGGCCAGTGGTTTATGGAAGGTCTAGCCGGGGCTGGGCAGCAGATTGCTGAGTTCTTCGCTGGCCTACCACAGATGATCCTTGATGGCCTTGCTGCTCTTGGCGAGGTTACCCTCATGATTGTGGGCTTCTCTATAGGTATCTTCGCTGGCCTGATTGTGGGCTTCGTACAGTTCCTGGGGTACATTCCAGGATGGCTCGCCTCTGTGGGTGAGTGGCTGATGTCTCTCCCTGGCAAGGTACTGGAGTGGCTCGCTGGTCTTGGTCAACTTGCTGGTAAAGCCGCTGAGTGGTTCGGTGGGTTCTTCCAGAGTATGGTCCGTAAGGGCGGCGAGATAATTGAGTGGGTTAAGCAACTACCTGGCAAGATCATCGGTGGCATAGCGTCGCTGGCGTCGAGCCTCCCTCAGAAAGCGTCTGAGGCGTGGAACGGATTCCTCCGTAAGGCTCAGGAGCTAGGTGGCCAGGTTGCTGAATTTGCTCGCTCGCTGCCAGGCAAGATCACTGGAGCTCTTGGTGATCTAGGTAGCCTACTGGTCCGGTCTGGTGGTGCTCTTGTGGACGGCTTCTTGCGGGGTATCCAGGGAGCATGGAATTCGCTTGTGGGCTGGGTTAAGCAGGGCATGGACTGGTTGCGTGGTCTGTGGCCTTTCTCTCCGGCTAAGTGGGGACCTTTCTCAGGCAAGGGCTACGTGACTCATTCTGGTAAAGCGATTATTCGCGACTTCGCTGACAGCCTCAAGAATGAACAACCTTACCTGCTTGATTCTGCTAAGAGTGTCATGGGTGACTTCCGTGACAACTTCAGCACTAACCTGAACGGTGTTCAACCTGTTTATGCCGGAGCTAATGCTGGAGGTAATACCAGTAGGGTCAATGTCAATGCATACAGCAGTGACCCTTACGCTACTGCTGAGGAAGTTGCTCGGCAGCTGAGGAGATTGATGTGAAAGAAGTCACGTGGAATGGCCACGTGATCAACGGTGGGGACTGGGTTGTGAGCGAGTGCAAGCTCTTCGGCTCAGCCCCTGCCGTTGCACAGAGTGGTCAGCGTGTGGGCTATGACGGTATATGGCGTACTAAGGCTTACCATGGCGCTAAGTCTGGCGCTATTAAAGGGTATTACGTAGGGCAGTCTCTGGAGGATGCTGAGGAGGCGATGGAGACTCTCCTGAGTATCGCGGATATTAACACCTCACCTCTGACTGTTAACACACCGCGCGGACCGAAAACAATGTATGTGGCCCGGGACAGTGCTCTTGATATAACGTTCCTGGCTAATGGGTCAGCATTCGAATGGGGCGCTACATTGATAGCTCCTGACCCTGTGTGGTGGCGTGGAGGTCAGACTCCTGATGGCCAGATTGATGACCAGTACACGGCTAAGCACCGGTTGTATCTACCCAACCTTACTGGTGGTATTAAGTTCCCGATCAAGTACCCTATCTCGTTTGTTGAGAGTGGTAACTACGGTTCGGTTACGGTAAGCTCTGGCTACCATAACAGGGTTAGCCTTAAGCTTTATGGCTACGTGCAGATACCGTCTGTGATCTTTTCTGGTCCTGGTGGAGCTGGGCGCCTAAGGTGGGACTTTACCTTACAGGCTGATGAGTGGCTAGACATCGATCTGACTAACCGCACGTCGCTTAGGCAGGGTCAATCATCCGCTTCGCCTACTATCAGGGAATGGCCTGAGCTAGGCAGGGGTGAATTGACTATCGGATTCCGTTCTGATGTGTATTCCCCTACCGCGTATCTTGATGTAATTGTAAGACAGGTGACTATATAATGGCTCTTGATAATGTGCTACCTATTGGTGGCAATATTTCAGTGAATGCCGCGGAATTCAGGCGGCTTGATGTGGGCTCGACTATGGTCCACGACACCCATCCTCTGGCGTGTAGGCCTGGTGTGACGTCAGGCATGACTCCTAGCCTCAATGGTAGCCAGATCAGGGTCAGTTCTGGTACAGCTATTGTGACGCCTGTGGCCTCGAATAACGGCAGCTACCGTGTCGCTAACGTAGATGACGTTAGCCTGCCTCTGTACGCTAAGGACACGTCATACCCGCGTACTGATATTCTGGTGTTGAAAGTCTATGACGGTACGGTCGACGGTAGTGGTAAATACCAGGCTTCATTCGAAATGATTAAGGGTACAGCGTCGGCTAGCTTCCCCACACCTGCTACTCCGTCTGGTGCCCTACTTATTGCCCGAATCATCGTGTCGACTACGGGTAGCCCTACTATTTATGATGCTAGGCAATATACGTGCGCTGTGGGCGGTACTATACCTTGTTATTCTAATAGCAGGCCCACAACGTGGTTCCTCCAGAAGGGCCAGCGCATCTACGAGCTGGACACAAACAAAGTAATGCTGTGGACTGGATCATCTTGGCGTGAGGATACGGTGATTCCTCAGGTTACCCTTCCCCGTATCCCTGCTATTGCGTCTGGTACGGTGACGGCAAGCTCTGCTGGACCTGCTGTGTTCACTATCCAGTTCCCTCCTGGACGTTTCTCGAGCGCACCTCGTGTTGTGGCCTCGGTTAGGTCTGCTTCTGGTGACTTCACGTGGGATACGCCCAAACCGTATAACGTCACTGCGACACAATTCCAGATGTTCGTTAAGAATGGTCGGGGTTGCGACTTCGACTGGATAGCGATCGAGAACGGCTAATGATCAAATGGCATTCATTTGCCGCTCTTGATGGCAGGCCCCTAGCTGACCTTCCCGGCCTAGCTGTCAAATCAAGCCTGTCATCCATCATCGGGCGGGGAGACTCCGTAACTGTGAGTCTCCCCGTCTGTGATAGGTGGCCTGCTAACTGGCGTGA